TCAGCCAGCTTTGCTTTGCGTGCTTACGTTCGACGCTGAGCTAACCTGTTCATCGGAACTACGTTGTTCGAAAATCTCTTTGTTTGTAACTTCATCAACATCTAAGACCATTGGCATCAACCCCTTTAGTCCATTGTTTTTAAATATAAAAATTGCCTTCTGTTTTTCTTCAAATGACATCAAATCAAAAATAGCTCTCAGTTGAGTTTCTATCTGTTCCTGACTGGGACGTATCCTTTCGGCTTGATGCGAATATATATTCTCATCAAGCATAGATAAGTCTCCATCCACTTCAGCGCTCAAAAACCATCCTATGGGCTTTTGTGCAGCCTCTGCAATCATAGCCAGCCGGTCTAAAGAGGGATACGTTTTCTCATTCATATAGTTTCTCAGTACCGTATCTGATAGCCCGCAACGACTAGCGAAACCTCTAATGGATTCACTACCGATAGCCTCTGCCAACTTATCTTTGAAGCGAATTTTTCTTAGCCAATCAAAAAACTGTTTCGAATTATCGTCCATAAAATCACCATGAATGAACTAACTACTTGATTAGACGATGCAAACATTAAATTGCATCACAATTAGTTTCTGAGGATATAAATTCGCAAAAGCCTTTACATGCGAATTTATATTCGCTATATTTTTTACACGAAGGGGTGAGCCGAACTGTTTACCGCAACGAGTAAATATTTTAAGGATCGCAGAATGATGACCAAAAGCCAAGACTGGCACCCGGAAGACATCAAAGCAGCGATTAGAAAGCGCGGAATGACGACCAGTCAGTTATCCCGTAGCCATGGATTAGCGGAATCCACATTACGCAACGTATTCCGTCACCACTGGCCTAAAGGGGAAAAGATTATTGCTGACTTTCTCAATATGAAGCCATGCGACATCTGGCCTTCGCGTTATCAGAATCTGACTGTTAAAGAGGTTGTGTGATGGATTTCTGGGTATCCGTAAAAGAATGTGTTGGTGTCTGTGGGTTTCCACAGGCCGAGTCTAATGCCCGTAAAAAACTGGAAGACCTGGTTTGTGGGCGCAGCGAACTACGCCGCAAACGTGCTGGCACCAAAGCATTCGAATATCATATTTCCGTGTTACCGCTGGGAGTACGTGCTGAACTGCTGTCTACACGCAGTCTGATTGAAACCTCATCAGGTCTGATTACCCTGCCGAAAGAGCCTGAGCGCGTGGCGGCAAACGACCTTGAGCGCCAGCGCCTGTGGTCTGCATGGGAGAAGGCCACTGGCGAACAGCGCCTGCACGCAGAACGCCGCACGAAAGCTGCAGCGCTGGTGGCGGAGCTGATGGCTTCCGGTGTCGGCAATCGTAAAGCGATCACCCTGGCTGCAAAGCAGCTGCAAATCAGTGAAGGCACGCTGCGCAATCTTTACTACAAAGTCAAAGACCACAGCCCTGATCTCTGGGGGCCGGTACTGCTTGACCGCCGCGTACGTGAAAAACGTCAGACCGGACGGACGGCGGATATCGACGAAGATGCCTGGCAGTTCTTCCTGGGCGATTACCTGCGAAATGAAGCGCCGTTCTTCTCCAAATGCTATGAGCGTCTTGAAAAGGCGGCAGGTGCACATGGCTGGACCATTCCCGCTGAACGCACCCTGCGCCGTAAACTGGAACGTGAAGTTGATCCGCTTATCGTCGTCGCCACCCGTGAGGGCGAGAACGCGCTGGCGCAGATGTATCCGTCGCAACAGCGCACCGTGGCATATCTTCATGCGATGGAGTGGATTAACGGCGACGGTTACCAGCACAACGTGTTTGTCCGTTGGTTTAACGGCGACATCATCCGCCCTAAAACGTGGTTCTGGCAGGATGTCCACAGCCGCAAAATTATCGGCTGGCGTGCTGATTTGTCCGAGAACAGTGACAGCATCCGTTTATCCCTGATGGATACCATCCGCACTTACGGCAAGCCGAAGCATGTGACCATCGATAACACCCGCGCCGCTGCCAATAAATGGCTGTCCGGCGGTGTGCCTAACCGTTATCGCTTCAAAGTCAAACCTGATGACCCGATGGGGATCATCCCTCTGCTGGGGATGAAGCTGCACTGGACGGGCGTGATTGGCGGTAAGGGCTGGGGACAGGCTAAACCCGTTGAACGTGCCTTCGGCGTGGGCGGTCTGGGCGAATATATCGACAAACATCCTGCGCTGGCCGGGGCATTTGCCGGTGAAAACGTCAGTGCCAAGCCGGAGAACTACGGCAGCCGCGCGGTGGATGTGGAGACATTCCTGGAAACCATCAGCGAGGGTGTTGCCATGTTTAACGCAAAGACCGAACGTGAGACCGAGATGTGCCGGGGGGAGCTGTCCTTCGACCAGGCATTTGAGCGCAGCTACAGCCAGTCAGTCATCACCCGTATGACTGAGGAGCAAATCCGCCAGTTGATGCTGCCAGCGGAAGCGGTACGCGTGAAACCTACCGGCGAGTTCACGATGGAATGCGGCGGTTCGTTATTTGGCCGCAAGAACACCTACTGGAGTGAGACGCTCGTCAGCCACCGTTCGCGCAAAATCACCGTCCGTTTTGACCCGCGCAATCTGCACGGTGAAGTGGCCTGTTATGACCTCGATGGCCGCTTTCTTTGCATGGCCGAATGTCGTGCCGCCGTTGCCTTTGGCGATACCGAGGCCGGACGTGAACACAACCGCGCACGTCGCGAAATGATTAGCAGCACGAAGAAAGCCACTAAGGCTCTGAACCGTATGACGGCGATTGAGGTAAATGACCTGCTGCCGAAGACTGAGCATGCAGAGCTGCCGGAGAGGCATGTGGTGGAACGCGTGTTTACCCTGGGCAACACCGTCAAACGAGTGGAGGACATACAGGAAACGCAGAGCGAAAACGACGTTATTTTCCAGCAGTTTGTTAATAAGGCTAAGCAGTCGAGAAAATAAAAAGCGACGTTGTGAGCGCCGCTTTTGAATTAAGTGAATCAGTTTTAACACCTGAATAATTACAGGCCATTTGAAAAATACAGGATTAATAATCATGACGCAAATTAACCATGATGTTGTGCGTAGTGCCATTCGTGAACTCATCGACAGCAAGACGATTTCCGGTGCAGCGCTGGCGCGTGAGACCGGCACCTCAACCGCGACGGTTTCACAGTTCCTGAACGGGAAATACAAAGGTGATAACGATACCGTTGCCGCCAGCCTGAATACCTGGCTGGAAAGCCACAACGCCGCAAAAACCGCGCTGCCTGAGGCTCCTGACTTCGTTGAAACACCAACCTCACAGAAAATCCTCGCCACCCTGACGTGGGCGCAGCTGGCCGGGACGATTGTGCTGGTTTACGGCAATCCGGGCGTGGGTAAGACAAAGGCGATCCGTCAGTATGCTGCAGGCGGTAACAATGTCTGGCACATCACCGCCAGCAAATCCCGCAGTAATGAGCTGGAGACCCTGTATGAACTGGCCCTGAAAATGGGCATCAGCGATGCTCCATACCGCCGTGGTGCACTCTCTCGCCTGCTGCGCCAGCGTCTGCCGGAGACACGCAGTCTGATTGTGGTGGATGAGGCTGACTGGCTGAGTCTGGATGCGGTGGAAGAGCTGCGCATTCTCCAGGAGGAATGCGGCGTGGGGCTGGCTCTCGTTGGCAACCATAAGGTCTACGATCGTCTCACCGGCGGCCAGCGCAGTGTGGACTTTGCCCGTCTGTTCTCCCGTGTGTCGAAAAAATATGTCATCAATACTGTTTCCGCTGGTGACGTGGACAGCTTCTGCGATGCCTGGCAGGTCACCGGTGCTGACGAACGCAAGCTGTTGAAGGCTATCGCCCGACGTCCGGGGGCGCTGCGCTCTCTGTCGCATATCCTGCCGCTGGCCGGGATTTACGCTCAGGGCAAGGGCGAGACCATTGGCACGGCGCACATCCAGTCCGCCATGCTGGAGTTGGGCCACAGTGGTATCAACGAGGAGTGACAACATGATTGCCGAACGTATTGCAGAACACATCAGCATGGCAGAAGCGGCGCAGAACTGGCTGCGTGCGCGTGGCAGTCGCGTGACTGACGTTCGGGTGTTTATGCGTCGCCCGCTGCTGGAAATTGCCTGTCCGCCCGTTGAACTGCTTAACAGCGCGGAGCGCATTGCTGAATCACACAACGGTGGCACCCGTTTCGTCTGGGTTGCCAGTCTGGAAGGCTGCCGGATTATCTGGAGGTGAGCATGGGATGGGGAACGGGGAAAGCATGGTCCCGCGAAGAACTTCGCATTCTGGAGCAGAGCGCGGGAAAGGTCAGTGTAATCGAACTGGCTCAGCAACTGGGGCGTTCAAAGCAGTCTGTTCAGAATTGCGCTATCCGTCATGGACTGTCACTGCGTATCCGTACAGAGGACGAGCATGATGCGTATTTATGTCGTGAGCTTTATAAGGAGGGGCTGACCGTAGCGGTCATTGCAGAGAAAATGGAAATGTCCCGTAGTCAGGTTTTTAACATCGTTTATCGCAGTAATTAACGGAGGTGTGATGTGGCTAAGCAGATTATCACCATTGTCATTGAGGACGGCACCGTTCAGAAAAGTGACAAATCAATTAATAACGAACTACCTGATGGGAAGCTCAATATTCAGTTTCATCTTAATAACCCGAATGATGATGGTTCATTTTCGTTTCTGGTTGCTGAAGGTCTGTCAGCTATTTTCCCTATGGCGATCCAGCATGTCACCGAGTTTGCGAAAGCAAAGGTGGAGCAGGATAACCGTAAAATAATCAAACACTGAGGTTGATATGAAAGCACCTAAAAAACCACGTGCCAAGTCTGCTGCGGCAGTGGACGTTCCGCAGTCACGTGAAGACGTGATTAACGATATCCGAAAAATCGGCGACATCACCCGCGTCATTTTGCGCCGTGAAACAGAACTGAATGACAAAATAGCCGCGCTGACGAATAGCGTTGCACCTGGTATTGAAGCGCTTAAAAAAGAACTTGAGCGTCTGCAAAAGGGTGTTCAGACATGGTGCGAAGCTAACCGTGCAGAGCTTACGAAAGACGGTAAGACCAAGACGGCCAACCTGACAACGGGTGAAGTTCGTTGGCGTAAGCGTCCGCCCAGCGTCACTATTCGCAAAGTTGAAGATGTTATTGCGATGCTTAAGAAATTCAGCCTGGGTAAATTTCTTCGCAATAAAGAAGAAATTAATAAAGAGGCAATTCTTGCATCACCTAATGAAGTTAAGGGGATTGCAGGAATATCAATTAAATCAGATGTGGAGGATTTTGAAATTATTCCTTTTGAGCAGTCTGTCACCGACTGATTAACGTTAATTAACCATAGCGTCATTTAATACGGCATGCCTGCCGGGGCTTCGTGCACCCGCAGGCAGCCACAAGCGATAAGGAAATAAACAATGAGCCGTGTACCCCTGATTAAGTTAATTCATGTCGCCCGGCGCAAGCTGCAACTGGATGATGACACCTACCGTTCTGTACTGATGCGTATCACCGGGAAGCAAAGTTGCCGTGAACTGAGAGTCGGGCAACTGGAAAACGTCCTGAAGGCGCTGGAGGATAAAGGTTTCAAACGCACCCGCCCACGTTCTGCTGTCCGTCGCCAGCGTGAGACGGATATCGGCGCGAAGGTGCGTTACATCTGGCAACGGATGCATAAAGACGGATTTATCCAGGATGGCAGCGATACCGCACTGGACGCGTTTGTGGCAAAAATGACCGTCAAAACCAATGATGGCAAAGGTATCGCCAGTCTTAGCTGGTGCCGGGGCGATAATCTGCTGATGGTGCTGGAAAGCCTCAAGCAATGGCACCTGCGCGAAATGAAGACTGTTCTGCTACGTGGGCCGGGACTGCCAGAAAAGCAAGGCTATGACGCCATTAACGATGTATACACCCGCAAGGTAAGAAAGGGGGCATCATGACGGAAAAACAGGACGATCTCTTCGGTGATATCCGCGACGACAGTATCCTTGAGCAACTGGAAGACGATTCAGCAGAGTCACGCCGCTTTCCTGCGCTTCTGGCTCAGCTGAATGCCCTGCTGCGAACAGAGCTGGAAAAGCTGGGACATGACCCCAAAATCTCACTTGATCTGATATATGCCATCAGCAAATCAATCGGCGGGATGCAGCTCTACTTTCCACGAGGAACCGCGCTGGAATCCCTGATTCGGGATATGAAAATCTGGCGTGACTTCAATGGCAAAAATATCCCTGAACTGGTTGAGCGGTATCATGTCACATTCAATACGGTGTATGCTGCAATCCGGCGAATACGCAGGCTTGAGCAGCGTAAATACCAACTTGATTTATTTGGTAGGGACTAACGAATGAAATTCACCAATGTTTTATTGCTTTCGATTATTCTTGGGGGAGGTTATACATACTTTTTTGATAAGAGAGAACAGCCAACATTCAACGAAAACCTCATTACTCAGTTTGATAAACGAGATGTTGTTAAACGAAATGAATGGAAGAAAGGTGATGTGATTGATGGTGTTCAGGCCTATAGCGCCCGAACCAAGTATTCCATGCTACAAAGCGTATGGGGACTGGGTGTTAAAAATACAAGCGTTATAATCTTCACAACAGGAACTATGCCACAGACTGAACACCAGGTTGCTCTTAAGCAATGTATCCAGTTGGCTAAAACCGTTATGAATAGTGATGCCGAATCTATTGAAGATGCCGTAACAACTATATTTTCAGAAGCGACTAAAGCTTATGAAGAAAATGGGAAAAAAGTACAGGCATCAGGTGATATTGGACTTACCCCATTTAGTGTGCAAGTGCAGAACATAGCTCCGGTATTAACATATTCTTGTGTGGCTGACCAAACGTAATACGCATTTGTCATTTGAATAAAGCCGGTTAATCCGGCTTTTTTTCTGCCCGGCACATGATGGAAAGGTTCCATAACTTTTCAACAGGTGCCCTTAATGAACAACTCTCCAGAATCACCAGCTTTCCGCCATGCGCTGCTGTTCGTGCTTCAGTTCGAAGGCGGCTATGTTAACGATCCCACAGACAAAGGTGGCGAGACAAAATACGGCATTTCCGACATGCGTGATGGCGTCGCCGACGGCATGACAGACGTCAGTGGTGACGGCAAGCCAGATACACGCATCCGCGATCTAACCGTTGACCAGGCCGGTCAGATTTACTTCCGCGATTACTGGTTCCCCGCGTACTGCCCTGAATGGGCTGATGGTATTTCCCTTTTTATGTTTGATTCTGCCGTCCAGCATGGCGTCAAAAAGGCGGTTCAGCTATTGCAGGAAGCCGCTGGTGTTACGCCCGATGGCATAGTGGGCGTGAAGACCCGTGCGGCCATCGCATCCTTTGATCCACAGTATCTTCTGACCCGTCTGTTTCTTCGTCGCTCCCGCTATTACGCCGACATCATTAAGTCCAGTGCCTCGCAGGGTAAGTACCTGAACGGCTGGTTTAACCGTCTCGACGCACTGGTGAATGCCTGCATGGAGGTTCTGGACGATGGCAACCTCGACATTGTTGCATCACCACGGAGCTGACAATGGGTAAAGGCTGGGAAGGTTCGATGCGCCAGGGGCGACGTGACCGTCTTCGTCAGGAAGTGTTGCACCGGGTGGCCGGAGGGCCTCCCCCTGTTCCCCTAAGTTATCAGGGGCATGACGGGACTCACGGCAGCTTTTATATGCGTGGCTGGGCGTCTGTTGATGTCCGCGATATTTTCTGGCAATGCCAGCGTTATAAGGAAAAACTCAGTGTTTAAATCATTTGATACCGACTGGTTTAAACGGGCATTACTGCGCGTTTATCAGTCCGGATGGACCATTCTGGTTTTTGCAGGGTTGCTGCTGGTTTTCTGCAATTTTCACGGCAGACACGCGTTTCTGGTCTGGTGGCTGGCCTGCTCAGGGGTTGTGCTTGTCGGGTTCAGTATTTTCCTCGGCAACCTGCCATACAGCCTTATCAGTCCCGAAATGCATATCAGCCGGTTTGCCTGTTTCTGGTCGTGGGCCATCTGGGGCGTGGGATTTGTCCTTATTTGCCTGAATCCTCTGTTTGCCGACCCGTTATACCTTCTGTTGCTTGACCCTGCTGGCGTCGCGCTGGGTTTTCTGTTCTGCCGGTGGGTTTGTCGTAGGGGGCTGCTCGCATGGATCCAGTAACGCTTTCCACCGTGGCTGCCGTTCTGATGAAAGCCGGGCCGTCGTTGCTTCGTACCGTGGGTGGCTGGTTTGGTGGCGATACCGCCAGAACGGCCGATTCCGTGGCGGGGATCGTTGAGAACGTCAACAACGTCATCAACCCGCAGGACCAACAGCGTGTGCTTGAGCAGAAGCTGGCCGCGCTTCCACCTGAGCAATTCGTCCAGCTCCAGTCCCTGAAAGTCCAGGTTGAGCAGTTCCAGCTGGAGCGCGACAAGGCCGTGCTGGCTGACAAACAGGCTGCTCACCATGAACAACAGGAAACCATCCGCAACGGCGACAACGCCACGGATGAATATGTCCGCCAGACCCGTCCGTTAATGGCCCGCCTGTCGCTCTACAGCAGCATTGCGTATGTGATGCTGATGTCCGTGGGTCAGCAGGCTGGTGCGGTATCCGGTGCCTTTGGTCATGCGTTCTCCATGCCGTCACCGGACTGGGATATCGCGCTGATGCTGGCGACACCGGCGCTGGGGTATCTCGGTTTTCGCACCCTTGACGGTTTCGCGCGGTACAGCAAATCCAGCAGGCACAAAGTGATGGTGGGCGGTAAATGACGGATGAACTGGACAGGGCCAGCGGCCTTGAAATGGCTGACCGTGAACAGGCGTTAAACGCCCGGTTAAACCGCGTTAAAGAGGCCCCGGAGGAATCCGGGTTCTGCAACGATTGCGGGGAAGCCATCGACCCGGCGCGAATTGCCGCTCTTCCGGATGCGGTGACCTGTATCGACTGCCAGACACTCAGAGAACGGAGCGTGTGATGGAGTGGGAAACCCTCAGAAGTAACTGGGCCGTCATCTGGGCGGTACTGATGTCCGGGGTCACAATCGTCCAGTTACTTCTGGCGAAAACCTATGCCCGCCGGGAAGAGCTGGAGAAGGTCAGCAGTCGTCTGAACATTCTTGAACATGCGGTTGATGGCCTGCCAACCCGGCAGGAACTGCACAATCTGCAGCTTGAGATGAGTAACCTGCGCGGCGAGCTGCGTGAGCTGGCCCCGTCTATCAGGCAGGTCAGCCGCATCAGCGATCTGCTGCTGGAAAATGAACTGAAGGAAAAAAATTAAGAGGCGATGAGCATGCAAGAGATCCTTAACAGCGACCAGCGTCTGGTCATTCTGCGCTCACTGGTGGAGTGCGGCGACAGCGCGAACGAATCCATTCTACAGACCTGCCTTCAGACCTACGGCCACCGGGTCTCCCGCGACACCGTACGCACTCACCTTGCGTGGCTGCGCGAACAGGGACTGGTCACTCTGTCGGATGTATCAGGCTGCTACGTCGCCGCCATCTCCGGACGCGGTGAAGATGTGGCTTTCGGGCTGGCAACGGTGCCGGGTGTCAAAAAACCACGTGCGCGGGAGTAACTATGGAACAGTTCAGGATCCGACAAATGTTAGCGACATGCCGCCAGCAGGCGGAACAGCTGCGCCGTCTGGCTCGTCTGGCTGAAATTCGGGAATCCGGTGAAATCGGCATGTCCGGGGATGCCCTCTTTCAGGTGGTGGTGGTTATTGAGTCCCTTGTTGGTGCGAATGAAAAAGCGCTGGAAGGGATTGAGCGGCTTGACCGCTCTGAAACCCAGCTTATCGGGGAGCGCGATCAGGTCATCGCGGCACTGGATGGTATGTATGAAGCCGTGATCGGCACACCGCCAGAGTGGAGCAGCGCCTTTGGTTTTACGGATGCGATTAACGAAGTGACCGAACGCATTTTCGAACTGGAGAACGCAGGACATGACTAAATCACTTAAGTCGCTAAGCAGCGGGCAGCGAGACATCATCAGAAAAATGGCAGCAATTATCGTTTGTGTGGAAATCGAAGTCAGAGCCGTTGCGCCACAGTTTGAAAAAACGACGGGTAAAAAGTACGACTCCGAATCTGCTGACTCGTATCTGAATACTTTTCTCAACAGTAACCCGGAGTACAAACGCGTCTGGAAACTGCTGCTGAAAGACAAGTCCAGTCACGAACGCGACTTCCTTGAGAGAATGAGGAGGGAGAATGGCAAGTGAACAGCGGCCGACCCGTGGCCGCCCTTCAAAGATTGACCTGCTGCCCGATTCCATTCGTGACCAGCTGCATCAGATGCTGCGTGACAAGCGGCATACGCAGGAAGAAATCCGCGAAGCTATCAATGAGCTGATTGATACCCATGAGCTGCCGGAAGACATGCAAATCAGTCGTACCGGTCTGAACCGCTACGCCAGTCGCATGGAAGAGTTCGGGTCGAAGATTCGCGCTTCCCGTGAGATGGCCGAAATATGGGCGGCGAAACTCGGGTCTGCGCCGACGTCCGACGTCGGCAAATTATTGCTGGAGTTCGTCAAGACGCTGGCCTTCGAAACCTCGATGGATATGGCAGAGCGCGGTAAATCGGTTGAGCCAAAGGCGCTGGGGCAGCTCGCACTGGTTGCTCAGCGGCTTGAAGCGGCGGCGATGGCGAGCCATAAACGCGAGAAGGAGATCCAGCTGGAGTTTGCGAAAAAAGCCGCTGCGGCCGCTGAGACCATCACCCGCTCTGCCGGGTTATCTGCAGAGACCGCAGCCGATATCAAACGCCAGATTCTGGGGATAGCTGAATGACCACCATGTCACCCGTCAACACGCTGACCAGTCAGTCCGCCGCCGCGATTCTTTCCGGTGAGTTCGACAACAGTCAGTTGCTGCTGCCCTACCAGAAACGCTGGATTGCAGACGATGCGCAGCTCAAGATTGCCGAGAAGTCCCGCCGTACCGGTCTGACCTGGGCGGAGGCCGCCGACGCAGCACTGAACGGGTCAATGTCTGTTGAAGCGGGAGGCTGCGATACGTTTTACGTTGGCACCACAAAGGACATGGCCCGTGAGTTTATTGACGCCTGCGCCATGTGGGCCAAAGCCTATGACCGGGCCGCATCCGACATTGGCGAGGAGGTTCTGAAGGACGAAGACAAGGATATTCTGGTCTACGTCATCCAGTTCGCCAGCGGGTATAAAATCAAGGCGCTGTCTTCAAACCCGTCGAACCTGCGTGGTATGCAGGGCAACGTTATCATTGATGAGGCCGCCTTTCAGGCTGACCTTGCAGCGGTACTGAAAGCCGCGCTGGCACTGACCATGTGGGGTAATAATGTCCGCTTGATCTCCACCCACAACGGTATTGATAACCTGTTCAATACCATTATCACCGACAGTCGCGCAGGGAAAAAACGTTACTCCGTTCACCGCGTGGATATTGAAACGGCCATTGCAGAAGGTCTGTATAGGCGCATCTGTCAGGTTACCAAAAAGGCCTGGTCTCCGGAGGCCGAAGCCGAATGGCTGGCAAATCTGCTGAGCGATACGGCCACCGAGGAAGATGCCCGCGAGGAATACTACTGCGAGCCGAAGAACGGCGGCGGTGTATACATTGCCCGAAGCCTGCGCGAACGCGCGGCCAGAGGCCCCTCTGTTGTACTGCGCTTTACCGGAACACCGGAGTTCAACACGCTGCCGGAAGGTCTGCGCCGTCTGGATATGCAGGAATGGCTTGAGACCGTCGTTCAGCCTGAGCTGGATAAACTTCCCGGCAATCTGCGCCACTGTCTCGGGGAAGACTTTGCCCGAAACGGCGATCTCACCGTCTTTGCACCGGTGACGGTCAACGATGATACCACCCGCGCAGTCCCTTTCCTGGTTGAACTCAGCAACGTGCCGTTTAAGCAACAGGAACAGGCGTTGTTTTTCATTTGCGATCGCCTTCCCCGTCGTGACGGTATCAAGCTGGATGCGCGTGGTAATGGTCAGTATCTGGCTGAGCAGGCCGCAGAACGCTACGGTGATGAAGTTGAGCAGGTACAGCTTTCGGTTCCCTACTATCGGGAAAACATGCCCCGGTTCCGTGCGGCCTTTGAAGACAATGAGCTGGTACTGCCGAAGCATGAGGACGTTATCACTGACCTCGGCGCAATTCAGCTTTATCGCGGTGTGCCGGGTATTGATGATGCCCGCACCACCGGCACCGATGGTCGTAAGCGTCACGGTGACGCCGCTATTGCGATCTTCCTGGGCTTTCTCGCCAGTAGGGAAGACTGCAGTCGTTATGAAGTCCACAAATTAAAGAAACCCTCTCGCCCCGATGAGCGTAACGAGTACCGACAGGTTCGCATCACGCGGGGTCTTAAAAATCAGCGGGGATTACTCTGATGTTTAAACAGCTAACCGGGGCCGTTCGTCGGCTCTTCAGTCCCTCCACGGGCCAGACCATCACCGTTCGTCAGGAAGAGCTTCAGCAGCCGCAGGCCCGAGCCAGTGCCATCAGTGTACGTTCGCCATCACCGGGTATCAGCGTCGCCAGCACCCTGTCACCGGGCAGGCTGGCGGGCATTCTGCGCGGTGCAGCGGACGGCAACGCACGCGATTTCTTTATCATGGCCGAAGAGCTGGAAGAGCGTGACCTTCACTACGCCAGCGTGCTACGCACCCGTAAACTGACCGTTGCCGGGATCGAACCTTCTGTGGAAGCGGCCAGCGATGACACTCGTGACGTTGACATTGCCGATGCCGTGCGCAACCTCATCACCCAGCCACAAGTTCCGGAGCTGCTGTTTGACCTGCTTGACGGTCTGGGAAAAGGTGTGAGCGTGTGCGAAATCCTCTGGGACACCGGCAGTCAGTTCTGGCAGCCCCGCGATTATGAATGGGTAGATCCTCGCTTCCTGAAGCCAGACCGTGAGACGTTACGTAACTTTCATCTGCTGACGGATACCAGCCCCATCGAAGGCGAACCACTGACACCAGGCAAATACGTGGTACATCAGCCGCGCCTGAAATCGGGCCTCCCGCTGCGTAACGGTCTGGCGCGTCTTGTAGCGGTCATGTACATGCTTAAGTCTTACACCGTCCGCGACTGGTGGGCATTTGCCGAGAAGTTCGGCATCCCCGTCGTGGTCGGCAAATATGGTAACAACGCCAGCCCGGAGCAAATCCAGACGATGCTGGATGCCATTGCCTCACTGGCATCGGATGCTGGTTGCGCTATCCCTGACTCAATGAAGCTTGAAATGCAGGAGACCGCCAGCCGCAATAATGGTGGTGCACTCTTTAAAGAGATGGCCGTCTGGTGCGATGAACAAATCAGCAAGGCCGTACTCGGCCAGACCATGACTACCGATAACGGGAGTTCCCGATCTCAGGCAGACGTGCATGACCGGGTGCGTATGGATATTGCCCGCTGGGATGCCCGACAGCTTGAGAACACGCTTAATGAGTTTCTGGTGCGCCCGTTCGTCATCATGAACTACGGGCCACAAAGCTCTTATCCCCGCGTCGTACTGCGCCTGAGTGAACCCGAAGACCTGAAAATGCTGGTTGATGCACTCATCCCTCTGATTGACCGTGGCATGGAGGTGCAGATGTCAGAGGTGCGTGACAAGTTCGGTCTGTCAGAGCCGGAGAAAGGCGCTGCTGTGCTGGTGCCCTCCACTCAGGCTCTCCAGCCTGCACTGGCAATGAACCGGGAGCGTGTGGCGCTGAACCGCAGCCAGCGGGACGACATTGACCTGATGGCTGACGATGCCGTGCGTGACTGGCAGCGAACAGGCGATGCGTTCGCCAGCCCGGTTCTGCAACTGGCGCGGGAGGCTGACAGCTTCGAAGCATTTCTTGCGGGGCTGCCTGAGCTTCAGAAAACGCTTGAACCTGATGAGTTCGTCACGCAACTGGCGCAGCTCTGCTTTAAGGCCCGGACGCTGGGGGACGTGAGAGATGCGTAAACCTGAGCGCAAACCGGACATTATCCCAAAGGAAGCGCTGGAGTGGCTGAAGGCGAAAAATCTGAAGCCGGGCTTCGATTATCGTGATGTGTGGCAGGAGGAGCACCGCTACGGCTACACCGTCGCCAAAATGACACAGCTTGATTTACTGGCCGATGTCCGCCAGCTCGTTGAGGACGCACTGGAAAACGGCCAGACGTTCGCTCAGTTCCGCGAACTGTTACGCCCCTTACTGGTGAAGCGTGGATGGTGGGGGCAGGCGCTGATGGATGACCCGCTGACGGGAGAGACCCGGCAGGTACAGCTCGGCAGTGAACGGCGCATGCGTATCATCTATGACACCAACATGCGCACGGCCCGCGCCGCTGGTCAGTGGGAACGCATCCAGCGCACAAAGAGGGCCATGCCCTATCTGGTTTATACGCTGGGGCCGTCGCGGGAACATCGCGTGGAACATCTGCGATGGGCGAACCTCTGTCTGCCCGCTGACGATCCGTTCTGGGATACGCATATGGGACCCAACGGCTGGGGCTGTAAATGCGGGGTGCGTCAGGTCAGCCGCTATGAGTTCGATCAGATGTGGCAGGACGGCACCATCACCACGGATGCCCCGGAGGAACGCTATGTCAAATGGCTGAACAAACGCACGGGTGAAGAAGAGACGGTGCCTGAAGGTATTGATCCGGGCTGGGCCTACAATCCCGGCACCACCCGTGGCCGCCAGCTGGATGCTCAGCTTCAACAAAAACAACAGGCGTTTGAGCGTTATACTCCACCGCAGAAATAACGCCCCTCAAACGCGCCCGGTGACGATATTGTGATTTGTGCTACGATGGCGCGTGAAAATTTTATCTAACGCCTGTACGCGCTTTTAAACGGGTTTTAAACGGTGTTCCCCGCCTCGTTTACAGTAAAGCCCGTTAATCCATCTTCCCTTTCTTTTTCCCGCATGCTGTCCGGAGTCTTTTACGACAACGGACAACACCATGAAACCGACCAACACGGAACTGCTGGCACTCTGCTTTCAGCTTCCTGACCTTATTGATGATGCGCTGCCGGAATGGCTGCCAATGATACCGGCAGGAACTTTCACCGGCCGCGATGGCCGTTCATGGGTTAACAACCAGCCGGAAGCCATTATCCGCGCCACCCTGAGCTATCCCAAACTGCCGTTTGATATTGAGCATGCCACCGAGCTGAAAGGCCCTAAAGGCGATGAAGCTCCGGCCTTTGCATGGCTTGACGATTACCGCATCCGCGATGACGGCGTGATTGAAGCGCACGTCGAATGGACCGCTGACGGTGCAGCACTGGTTCGTGGCAAAAAATACCGTTATTACAGCCCGGCATTTGGATTCACTGCGGATGGTCAGGTGACACGCCTGTCCAGTGCAGGGCTGACCAACAAACCCAACCTTGATTTACCCGCACTCAACTCAGAGGAAAACACGATGACAGTACCTGTCCAGATTGTGACGGTGCTCGGCCTCGCGGCTACGGCCAGCGAGGACGATGCAGTCAAAGCCATTCAACAGCTCAAAACCAGCGAACAGGTTGCCCTTAACCGCGCTGAGCACCCGGACCTGACGAAATTCATTCCGGTTGAAACTCATCAGCTGGCGCTAAACCGGGCTGAAACGGCCGAAACACAGCTCAGTGCGATTGCCGCCAAAGATGCGGAAACGCTGGTAGATGGCGCAATTGAGGCCGGAAAAGTGGCCCCGGCCAACCGCGAAATGTATCTCGCCACCTGCCGTTCTGAAGACGGCCGCAAGCAGTTTGCCGAGTTTGTTAAGGGTGCCCCGGTCATCGTCAGCAAGGATCCATCCGGCAAAAAGGATCCGGGCGGTGATGGCAACGTCACGCTTTCTGATGAAGACCTTGCAATGTGCCGCCAGCTCGGCGTCAGCAAGGAAGAGTTCCTTTCCGTTCGTAAGCAGGAGAAATAATCCATGCAGGTATCCGCAGAAGTATTGCATGCCCTGACCACCGCACTGAACGCCGCGTTCACCCGTGGTGTCGGGCGCGTCACACCTCAGTATCGCTCTATTGCCACGGTTATCCCGAGTACCAGTAAATCCAATACCTATGGCTGGTTGCAGGATTTCCCCGGCATCAAAGAGTGGCTGACCACCCGTCAGCTTGCCCTGCTGACGCAGGCCGGTTACTCCATTCTGAACAAGACGTGGGAAAGTTCTGTCCAGGTCAAACGTGAAGATATTGAAGACGATCAGATCGGTCAGTATTCCATCATCGCGGAACAGTTTGGCCGCAACACCACCATCTTCCCGGACGAACTCTCATTTGCGTTGCTTTGCAAAGGCTTCGATACGCTGTGCTGGGACGGTCAGTATTTCTTTGACACTGACCACGTGGTGGGAACCGCTACTGTGTCCAATGTGGTCGGCGAACCGACTACCGATACCGGTGAGCCGTGGTTCCTGATTGATGCCACTCATGCCCTGTTGCCCATCATCTACCAGGAGCGCCGACCATTTAACTTTACCGCACTGGATGACCTGAGCAGCGAACGCGTGTTCCTCCAGAACGCGTTTGCCTACGGTACAGACGGACGCAGCAACGTCGGCTTTGGTTTCTGGCAGACATGCGTCGGGTCGAAGGCCCCGCTTAACAAAGCGAACTACGAAGCGGCCGTGTCTGCCCTGATGGGTATTCCTGATTCGAACGGTAAGCCGCTGGGGATGAATCCGACCCTGCTGGTGACCGGCAAGAATAACCGTGGCGCGGCCAAAGCTCTGATTGAAGCCATCATGGCAGACGGGGGCGGTTCAAATATCTATTACAAGGATGTGGAGCTGTTGATCTCGCCGTTCGTGAAGAACCCGACCCCGGCATCGTAAACCGGTTACGTAAAAAATAACGTCATTCCCTGCGTTACAGCCGGATTAATCCCGCCTGTAACGCGCCTTAACAGAGGTTTAAAACGTGAGTGGAAAAACTAAAAAGCAGGACTCCGGTGCAGACAATGCCGCTTCAGCTTCCGCGCAGAAAGACGTCAAAGGCCAGAAGAGTGAGACTGTCCAGGAAAAACCGGCACCGCTGGCACCAGCTCCTTCTTCTGACGGTCAGGCACTACAACTGCCGGAGACTGCGAGCACTGACACTTCAGACCCACAACCTGCTGCCGGTAATGGCGGACTGATCCCGATGCCGACAACAACCAGTCTCATCACCGCAGAGGGTTCGAATCTTCAGGCTGATGGTGATGCCGTCATTACGGTTTCTGGTGAAACCTCAGCGCTGACGATCGGCAATATCCACATCGCTGCCGATGTGGCGGTGCTGGAAGTTCGCGCTATTCCTGAGAACGGTTTTCATCGCGCTGGCCGTTTCTGGCCGCATGACACCGTGCATGTTTTCGTCAGTGATGACCCTGCCGCACAGGTACCGCAGGACGACCAGGGAAATCCGCTGCACGGTTGCGTCATCAGCACCGTCGATGCCACCCGTCTGAAGGCAGAGAAAATGCTGATTGTCGCCGAGCTGAAGCCGGTGCAGGACGCAGGAGCGGAGGAAGACTGATGGGTATTTACGTGACCCGGGACGATCTGTTGGCAACGGATGCTGAGCGCGTCTGGAACATGGCGCTGAATAAGACAACCCAGCAGCTCGACGAGGAGAAGATCCAACGGGCCATTGATGATACTGACGCGGAAATAAATTCCTTTCTGGCGAAGCGTTATCACCTGCCACTGAACCTTCCGTCACTCCCGAGTCCGTTACGTCGTGCGGCGGTCTCCATCGCGTTCTACTGGCTGTCTGAACGTGACAGCCAGATTACCGATGAGATCCAGAAACGCTATGACGATGCCCTGCGTACGCTGCGTGAAATCGCCAACGGCACCCGTGACCTTGGCGTGCCGACTGATACGCCAGTGCCAGAGACCGACACCGGCAAGCTGATTATCGTCAGCGATAACCGGCGTCTGTTCACCCGCAACAACCTTAAAGGCGTGCTCTGATGGGTATTACCGTTGAGGTGATGGGCGCTGAAAAGCTCCAGACCATCCGTAAGGCGATGGAAAAACTGGCCGACAGTTCGCTGCGTCAGGAACTGCTTGAAAGCATCGGAGCGGTGGTGGAGTCCCAGACACGCCGCCGCATCGCCAGTGAAAAAAGCAGTCCGTCGGGTGAGAAGTGGCAGGCATGGTCCGATGGCTATGCAAAGACCCGCCACGGTAACCAGAGTTTGTTACAGGGCAACGGCGACCTGCTGGACAGCATCCAGTATTTCGTCAGCGGTGAGCGGGTGCATGTCGGCACACCTCTACCTTACGGCAAATCGCACCAGGAAGGATTTTCCGGCAGCGTGGCGGTGTCTTCCCACAAGCGCCTTATCTTGCAGGCATTTGGTCGGGTGCTGAAGCATGGTGTCTGGCAGACCGTGGGCGCGCATCAGCGCCAGATGGACATCCCGCAGCGCGAGTTCCTCGGCCTGTCTGCAGATAACAGCAACGAGCTGACCAAAGTGATCGGCGATTTCTGGAACGAGGTTCTGCAATGAGTGAAGAGCGTCCCGCGTTTGTAACCCTCGGCAGCACGGTCAGTGCCGCTGAGAATATTGTGGCCTGGCTGAAGACGGAGCTGGAAGGCAATACACCAGACCGTGTGGAGATTGTTGAGCGCCACGTCGGCCAGTTCAGTACCCCGGATGAGGTGAAACGTTACCTTTCCGGGCGTTCAGGCTGTGTGCGTCTCGCCGCACTTCGCGTGCGCAATATCAGTCACCGCAATGGGATGACAGGACTTGTGACATGGGCGGCCTACGTCATGACCTCCGATTCATGGGGCTATGCACGTGATGCCCGCTGCGAAGTGCTGGCCGGAAAGATTGCCCGTCGTATCTCAGTCCGGGAAGCCCCCCGCGGCATGAAGGCCGAGCGCATGGCGGAAAACATTGGCGCTGAAAACATCTACTCCGGCAGCCTGGATAACTTCGGCGTCAGCCTTTGGGCCGTGACGTGGGAGCAGATGTTTCGTCTGGATGACGAGATTGATATGGCAGCACTGCCGGAGTTCCTGCGAATTGGCGCATCGTTTGTTGTGAACGGTCATCCGGTTACTGAAGAGCCGGACATCATTAATGTTAGAGAAGGTCAGACTGATGAACAAACAACTGATTAAACCCACCCGCCCCGGTCTTCGGGTGCGTAAGGCGGATGGCAACCTGCTGAACGCTGAAGGTGAACTGCTTGCTGTCACTGCGTACTGGCGACGCCGTGAATCCGAAGGTGATGTGGTTATCTCCACGCCATCTAAAACCAAATCCCTCAAAGCTGATAAGGAGGCATGATGGCTCTGGGCAACATTCCTGATGATATCCGCGTCCCGCTGGTGTGGATCGATATCGACAATTCAATGGCGATGAGCGGTGCGCCTGCTCAGTCACGTAAAATTCTGGTGATCGGCCAGCAGGTCGTCAGCGCCAGTGCAGAACCGCTTATGCTTAATCGCATCACCGGCAACAGTATGGCGGATGAATACTACGGCCGTGGATCCATGCTGGCGGAAATGCTGAAAACTCTGCGTAACGCCAACAGCTACACAGAAACCTGGGCGATGGGACTGGACGACATCAGCGGCGGTGCCGTTGCGACGGCCCACATTACCGTCGTGGGTAACGCCCTCGCCACCGGTACGCTTGCCCTTCTGATTAACGGTGTGTCCGTACAGGTTGGCGTCGCGCAGGGGGATACTGCTGAAACGGTGGTGCAGTCCGTCATCGCGGCCGTCACAGCGAAAACCGCCACGCAGGTCAGCGCTGCCGTTGACGGTGAGAATGCCACCTCAGCGGTACTGAAGGTGAACTGGAAAGGTGTGACGGGCAACGACTGCGACGTGCGGCTGAACTACTACTCCGGCGAGAAGACCCCGGCCGGTATCAGCGTTACCCTGACGCCGTTCACGGGTGGTGCAGGTACGCCTGATATTCAGGCGGTTGTCGCGGCACTGGGCGATGACTGGTACACCGATATTATTTTCCCCTACAACGACACGCAGAGCCTAAATACCATCCGCGACGAACTGCTGGAACGCTGGGGACCGTTGAAGATGATGGAGGCGCAGCTGTGGACCGCATTTCGCGGAACACATGCGCAAAGCGGTACGTTCGGCAGCGCCCGTAATGACTGGCTGATTTCCTGTATCGGCACCAACATTTCCCCGGAGCCGGTCTGGCTGTGGGCGGCAAGCTACGGCGGAACAGCGGCCTATCAGCTTGCCATCGACCCGGCCCGCCCACTTCAGACTCTGGTACTGACTGGCATCAAAGCGCCTGTCCGGGCCATTCGCTGGGACATGCCGGAGCGCAACCTGTTGTTGCACGATGGTCTCGCCACTCACTTTGTGGATGCCGGTGAAAATGTCTGCATCGAGCGTGAAATCACCATGTACCGCGTGAACAGCTTTGGCGACACCGATATCTCGTATCTCGATGTGCAGTCACCGGCAACGCTTGGGCGTATCCGTTATGTCATCAGGAACCGTTTCACCAGTCGCTATCCGCGTCACAAGCTGGCCGGGGATGATGTTCTTGACCTGCTTGATGCCGGGCAGCCGGTGATGACGCCGAAAATCTGCCGCGCTGAGCTGCTGGATATTGCGCTGACTGAGCTTATCCCGGCCGGACTCGTGGAAGATTTCGACGACTACAAAGACACGCTGGACGTCAGCATTGATTCCAGCGATCCAAACCGCATGAACTTCATCTGCCACCCTAACCTGGTGAATCAGTTGCGTGTTCTCGCCGGTCTCATCCAGTTCAAACTCTAAGGGGAATCTATGTCGAGCATTCTGGGGATGGCGGCCATCCGTATAAACGGCCGCGAAATCAAAACCGAGGGTAAATCCACCCTCAATCCGGGCGGATACCAGCGCCAGCAGCATATGGGCGCGGGTAAAATCTGGGGGATTTCCCGTAAGACCGCCGCCCCTTCCATCAAGCTGACCATCGCAGCAGACCAGGACGTTGACGTCATCGAGATCAGTAACTGGGAAGACGTCACCGTAATGTTCTACGGCGACAACGGCCTGAACTACATGATGACGAAGGCAGCTACGGACAGCCCGGCCGAACTGGACGAAGACGCCGGGACGGTAACGGCGAATTTTATCGGCGTTCAGTGTGTGAAGGTGTAAGACATGGCAACGATTGAATTTGATCTGATTCACGGCCTGCGCACCGGCTCTGGCACCAGTGATGAGGCGATGCACAAAACCGTCAGGTTGCGTGAACTGAATTCCCGTGACGTCATCGACTCACAACTTGCAGCAGAGCGGGTGGTGATTGGTGATAACGGGAAAGCGGTGGCGTACTGCTCTGAAGTCCTCATGGGGATTGAGATGATGCGGCGTCAGATAGCGAGCCTTGGAAACATTCCCGGCCCGCTCGATATGAAGCAAATATATGCCCTTCATCCCGAAGACCTGAAACTGCTGAATGAAAAAGCCAGCCAGCTTGACGACCTGCTGGAGGACACCGCATACCGGGGGCGAACTGATGCCGCTGGCAGCGGCACTGAATAATCTGCTGATAAATCTGTCGCAACGTTTTGATGCAAATCGTCTGGAACAACTGCCCTTGCGGCAGTTGTTTACTCTGACCCGGCAACTGAGAAAACAGTATGGCAAATCGTCTGAGCACCGAAATCCTCATTAATCTCTCTGGTAACCTGACGGCCAAAGCCCGCCAGTATGGCGCGAATATGTCTGAGTTTGCCAGCCGTAACCAGCGGGCGATGTCCATCGTCAGGGCCACCACGGAAGCTGCCGGGCGCGGACTGGATATGCTGGAAAATCGCTATGTTGGTATGATCGCCGGTTTTGCCGGTGGCGCGATGTTAAAGTCCTATATGACTCTGGATCGCAGAATCTCACGTATGGCTGTAAGTTCTGAGGTTTCCAGAAAGCAGGCGCGGGATATGTTCAGGGACATTGAAAAATATGCCACTGATAATGCCATTCCAGTAAATGAGCTGGCAGATGCCTGGGACCAGGTGGTTGAGAAAACGGGGGACTATAAAAGAGCCATGTCTCAATTACCGGTAATGGCTGCTGCCATTGCCGGTGCTGGGGTTTCCGGGCACGATGTTGGCGATCTCTCCGTATTCTTCGGGCAGCTTGGTATTAAGTCCCGTGAAGAGATTCAGAAAACTTTCGACATGCTGAACAAGCAGGGGAAAGTGGGTGAATTCTCCTTTGCTGACATGGCTACGGTTGGTGCCCCCGTTTTTGCCGCTCTGTCGGGATATGGCGGAAAAGGCTATGAGAGCGCCAAACAAGGAGGCGCGTTATTGCAGTATGGCATGAATGCTACCGCTGACAAAAATCAGGCGGCGACCTCCGTATTAAGTTTTATGGCTGACGTCATGAACAAGCAGAATCTGATAAAAAAATATGCTGGCATTGATGTCGTGGATAAGAATGGGAAATTTGCAAATCCGGCGGATATTTATGAGAAGCTGATTGAAAAGGCGATGAAAAATAAGAATGGTGCCCGCCTTTTTATGCAGGAGGATCCGAAAAAACCAATTGGCGCTCTCGGTTTCAGTGAACCCACCATTAAATTGATGTTGGCCGGTGTCAGTGATTACCGGAACAATAATGGCAAGCTCTCTCAACTGGAACATTACAAACACGTTCTGGGCGACGGTTCTCTTGCGGAAGATGCGAAAACCGTTATGGAAGATTTCACATCATCACTTCAACGGCTTAACAACGAATTCGATATCTTTAAAGAGAAGAATATGGCTGGGCCTGTTCAGTCTCTGGCTGATGCCCTGAACACAGTAAATTCGGAAACCGCGCAAAACTGGCTGAATGCCGGGAAAAATATTGGTATTGCGCTCGCCGGTGTTATTGCAGCTCGTAAGGTATTTAAAGTAGGGAAAGGTATGTGGGATTTTCTCAATCCGGGTAAAGGAAAGGGAATTTCGAAAGGCATCGCTGATGTATTCGGTTCCGGAGTGATGCCTGTCTATGTCGTCAATATGGGTAAAGGAATGGGAGGGGCTGGTGATTCTTTTTCACCTGACAGTAAAAATCTAGGGCGTCGAAATGCCGGGAAGCTGGGATTACCTCTTGCGTCGCTGACGAATGTTTATGCTCAACTCGAGCCAGGACTTGAACGATATGATTCGATAGCTGGAGATCTGGAAGGCGCTATTACTTCGCCTGATACGACAGAAGAGGAGAAGGCTAAAGCTAAGCGAGCATTACGCTATAGAAATAAAATTTCTTCCCTGTGGGATGACATAACTGAATTATTTTCAGGTGATAGAATTTCCGGTGCTGGTCTTCCCCAGTACCTACAAAAACCGAATATTAGCTGGGATCCGTACAATACTCAGCACCAGAATCCGACTTATCCAACGGTTCCGCAGCAGCTAAAGGGAGAGATTCGTGTTGTCATCGAGGGTGACGGCAGGGTTAAGAGTGTGAAGATGGATCAGCCCGGCGTTACGCTCAGTGCCTCCGCTGGCGTCTCTAACGTGGAGCAAAACTGATGAGTAAGGCGAAATGGGAAGACCTGCGCGAAGCGTCGTTCCGGGGCGTGACGTTTTACCTTGTAGATAACGAAGGCACCAGCGGCCGTCGCGCTATCCCTCGCGCATACCCAAAAAAAGAGGTGGGCTGGACTGAAGACAATGGCGCGGTGCTGACACAGCAGCAGATTAACGGGCTGTTACTTGGCAGTAGCTATCAGTCACAGCTGGAAGCCCTTTTACGGGCGCTGAATACGCCGGGGCCGGGGGAACTGGTTCACCCGTGGTTCGGGATCCAGAAAGTCCAGGTGGGTAAAGTGACGCACCGCCTGAGTACACAAGAAGGCGGTATTGCGTATGTCTCCTTTGAGGTCTCTGAAGCTGGCGAACGCCTGTTCCCGGCAGCGACGGAAAATACCAGCCTGACCGTACTTAGCTGTGTGGACAAAGTGAAAGCTGCACTTGAGAGCGGTGATTTCTTTGCCGTGCTGGATGGACTGGGAGAGATGGTCGATACCTTTCTGGATGACATGGAGGGGATGGTCGTTAACCTGCTCACCCTGCCATCGGCCATCACCGACTGGATGGACCGGCTGGGTCGTTTCCGTGGTCTGGTTGATGTCATTGTCGCGAAGCCTGCGAACTTCATTAATGAAATTATGGGACTGATCAGTGGTGTTCACGGGACCGTGACCGAACCGCTCTGGTCAATGCGTCTTTATGACCGGTTACGCAGCCGCTGGGAGGGTGCGCAGTCAGAAGGCTCCGGGGCGGGTATCAGTCGTGCCGAAGTGGCTGCCACCCGCCAGCTACCACAGTTTATGTCTGTTACTCCGGGGGCGGTGGAGAGCGGTATAGCGGGATTTGCCAGCAGTATTATCACCATGACAACCACACCATCACCCGCCATGCAGGCCAACATCACCGGATTTACGCAGGTGGTCGTCGTGGCGACCCTGCTGGCACAGGCTGAAACCATCGCGCAGACGACGTTTCGCACCAGCGAAGAGGCCGTCAGCACGGGGGATGCGCTGGCTGTCCTTCTGGCTGAGCAGGCTGTGATTGCCGTTGAAAGCGGACAACGTGAACTCTGGCGCACACTTCGCGATCTGCGTTTTGCTGTAGTGAATGATGTACGCATTCGCAGTGCGAAACTGCCACAGACGCGCCAGTTGTCTCCGGCAATCACCACATCCGTCAGTCTGATTGCCTGGCGGGAAACCGGCAATACAGAGAACCGGGACACTATCACCCGAAGAAACCGGCTGCGCGACCCTTCTTTCATCCTGCCGGGTAAAACTATAGAGGTAACTGAATAATGGAATCTGTTGTTCTGACAGTGGATGGACAGCAGTGGGACGGCTGGACGGAAATGTCGATCACGTCCTCACTGGAAGCCATCGCTGGAGAGTTTGATCTGACGGTCACCACACAGTGGTCTGAAGCATCGCCCCGCGTTATCCGACAGGGAATGCCCTGCACAGTAGCGCTCGGTGACGACACGGTTGTGACCGGATATATCGATGATTTTATCCCGAGCTATGATGCTGAAAACGTCAGTATCCGGGTCTCCGGCCGGGACAAAACCGGCGATCTTGTTGACAGTTCTGTTGTGCATAAGTCCGGGCAGTGGAAAGGCGTTCGTCTGGAGAAGCTGGCGGAAGAAATCTGCAAACCCTACGGTATCAGCGTTGTTAACGAGATCGATACGGGTGAAGCCTTTTCTTCGGTTGTACTTGAGCAGGGTGAAACAGCCTTTGACTTGCTTGACCGACTGGCGAAACAACGCGGCGTTCTGCTGACCGCTGACGGGCTTGGGCGTCTTGTTATCACCCGTGCATCAACAAAACGCGCTGGCGTTGCTCTGGTGCTGGGGCAAAACATTCTTGCCGCACGCGGCCGCTTCAGCTGGCGTGAGCGCAGCAGCCAGTACATCGTCAAGGGCACCACCAGTGCCGGTGGCAGTACATGGGATGAGCAGCCCGTAAAAGTGACTGGCGGACGTCAGACCATCGTTAATGACAGTGAGATCAATCGCTACCGCCCTAAAATCCTCGTAAACGAAGACAGTCTGACCGTGGGCGGCGCAAACACGCGCGGTGAGTGGTACAAATCGCGAATGCTGGGCGAAGCCAACAGCACGGAAATTACGCTGGCAGGCTGGCGCGAGAACGGCGACAGCGGCCCGCTCTGGCAGAAGAACCAGCTGGCCGATATCGATGACCCGGTACAGAACCTGAAGACCTCCTGGCTGATTAAGACCGTCACCTTCACTGAGGGTGATAACGGCCGAATCTGTGTCCTGACGCTGGTGCCTCCGGAGTCAATGGATCTCCCACAGACCGATGCGAAGAAGAAAGGCAAAAAAGGAACGAAAGGCCAGACGGTGACAACATGGTGATGATATGGGGCTAAATACAGCAAATATTGGTCGTATGCTGACCGGGCTGGGGCGACGTCTGCGCCTGATGGTTGACCGGGCGGTTGTACGGATTGTAACCGACAGTCTGGGACGTCAGAACCTTCAAATCCAGTCGCTGGCCGATGCCACTAACGACGATGTTGAGCGCTTCCAGAACTACGGTTTTACGTCCGTACCGCCAGTGGGTTCTGAAGCTATCGTGCTGGCTGTCGGAGGACGTCGCGAAGGTCTGGTGGCTGTTGCCGTCGAGGATAAACGTTGTCGTCCGAAAGGGCTGGAGGACGGCGACGTGTGCATCTACCACGCTGACGGCCAGGCGCTGGTCATTCTGAAAAAAGGCGGAGTGGCAGAAGTAAGAGTAAAAACGGTTAATTACACCGCCACAGACTTATTCGAGATAAATACCGCTCAATTTAAAGTTAACGGACCGTCTGAATTTACTGAAGATATTAAGGTAGGCAAAAAATCCTTCCTTGAACATTTCCATATAGACGGTGACGGCAAACAAACATCGGAGCCGAAATGACTATCGGGATCACCTGGAATAACCAGCTGTCGCGCGGCGAACTGAATGTGACGCACGACGGCCTCACACCGGATGAGGGGCTGGTCACGCTGGTGTTGATATGTCTGTTCACCGATACCAGAGCAGACGACGATGACGTTATTCCGGACAACTCTGGCGACCCGCGTGGGTGGCCGGGGGATACCTTCAGCACGTTCCCGTGGGGATCAAAACTCTGGTTGCTTGACCGCGAGAAACTGACGGAGGCGGTACGCCAGCGTGTTGAGGATTATGCCAGCCTTGCCATGCAGCCTCTGCTGCGGGCGGGTTATGCCAGAACGGCCAGTGTGACGGCGGTAATCAGCGGCGCTGACCGTATCAATTTTATTGTCATCCTGAGCCGCCCGGATAAGACACAGTTGCGTATTGAAATCAGTAAACGATGGGAGGCGACAGAACATGCCCTTTGATATTCCGGCGCTTCGCAAACTTATCACCGACGGTGAGAAAGACATTGCAATTGAGTTAGGTCTGCAAACACTTCCACCAGTCGGTGTGGAGAAAGCGCTGAACGTGACGTTCAGCAGCCAGGTACGCGACCTTTATGACCATCAGAGCTGGATAAAAGACCAGATAATTCCGTCAGTAAAAGCGGATGACGACACAATTATTGAGACTGCGGCCAGTGAAGGTGTGATCCGTAAGCAGGCGACATTCTCTGTCGGCCCCGTGATATTCCCCGGACTGGCGAGTATTCCGGAAAACACCGAGATGCAGACGTCATCAGGTGCGCTGTATCTGGTCGTTGAATCAGGAATGCCGCAGAACGGTCAGATCGCGGTTACTGTGCAGGCCAGCGACGCAGGTGTTGCCGGTAATCTGCCAGAAGGCGAAACCATGACGCTACTCTCTCCCGTTCCCGGCGTGGAGAGCGATGGCATGGTTGGCTCTGGCGGGTTGACCGGGGGAGCAGACATTGAGCCGGTAGCAGAAATCCTTGACCGTCTGCTGTATCGCAAGCGCAATCCTCCGGTAGGTGGTGCGCTGCATGATTATGTTATCTGGGCGCGTGAACTGGCGGGTGTCAGCCGCGCATGGTCATGGGATATCTGGCATGGTCCGGGCACTGTCGGTCTGGCATGGGTATATGACGGCAGAAGTGATATTACCCCAACGTTGCAGGACAGAGCCGATATGGAAACCTATCTGTTTCGTCACGCTGACCCGGCAACGGGGAACTATGTTGGTAAGCCCGGTGGTATTGAAGTCTGGCCGGTTGAGCTTCATCTGAAGCCGGTGCCGCTTGCTATCCGGCTGATGCCGGACACACAGGCCACACGTCAGTCTGTGGAAGCCCGGTTGCTGATCCTTCAGCAGACAATGGCACCGGGTCAGACAATGGGCGTTTCTGCACTGCGTACTGCAATTGGTACGGCTTCAGGCGTAACGGATTACACACTTGATATTGATGGAGATATTACCTGCGATCAGAACGAACTGATAACCGTTGGAGTGATTACATGGCTCACAGCGTAGATGAATGGCTGGGAGCGCTCTGGCAGGTCATACCACGAGGCAAGGCATGGTCGCGTGATAATAACAACGATTTAACGCGCTTTTTACGGGCATTAGCCAGACGTTTAAGCCAGGCCGAATTTGATGCAGAACGGCTGTTACCGGAGATGCGACCAGAAACCACCTTTTTATTGCTGGAAGAGTGGGAAGAATATCTGGCATTACCTGAGTGTGAGCAGGCATCCGGAACGATAGAAGACCGCCGTCGCGCCGTGGTGGAGAAATACCACCGTAAAGGCGGGCTGGCTCCATGGCAGATTGAAGCGGTTGCTGCGGCGCTTGGGTTTACTATTCGCGTGAATGTGATCCTGCCTCACCACTGCCTTAGGAGCTGCATGTACCCCCTTTATCCGGCGCGTTATCGCTGGGTTTTACAGATTGATGTGCTCGGTATCAGTGGCGGGCGTTTTACGTGCATTGATAACGTAATGACACCTCTGTTAAGTGATCGCGCCCGCGAACTGGAGTGTGTGATGACGAAATACCGGCTGGCCGGTACGGCCTACGATTATGTTTATTATGCAGGAGATAACTGATGTTTCATGTCGATAACCCGACAGGTGTTCCGGTCATGCCTGAACCGTCGCCAGTCAGCAGCCTGACCGACTTGTTCTTTACTGAGGGAGGTAACAGCGTTCCTCCGACTTATCCGGGGCCGGACTGGTTCAATACCATTCAGAGTGAGCTACTTAATATTGTCAGAGCCGCAGGGCTTGATCCTGACAAAATGGATAATACGCAAATTCTGGCTGCGCTTAAAAAACTATTCCTGCAACGTCAGAATCCGTTCGGTGATATCAAGTCCGATGGCGCATCTGCGGTTGCTACAGCTCTCGCAAACCTTGGTTTGGGAGAGGGGTCAGCATTGCCCGTTGGTGTTCCCGTTCCGTGGCCGCTTGCAACACCGCCTGCAGGCTGGCTTAAATGCAACGGAGCGGCGTTTACTGCGGCGCAATACCCGAAGCTGGCGCTGGCGTACCCGGCGCTCACATTGCCTGATCTGCGGGGTGAATTTATCCGTGGTTGGGATGACGGGCGCGGGGTTGATAGCGGGCGTGCGCTATTAAGTGCTCAGGGTTTTGCGATGCAGAACATAACCGGGAGTATGTATGCTCGTACTGCGGCGGGCACTTCAAGCAGTGTGATCGGCTATGCATCGGGCGCGTTTAGTTTAAGTATTGGGACTGGCTCGAATCTCGTTGATGTATCAAGAAATGACACATCATCAAATTCTGACGTTATAACGCTTGACGCATCACGCGTTGCTAACACAGCAACAGAAACCCGACCACGTAACACCGCATTTAACTACATTGTGAGGGCCGCATAATGCTGGATAAAAATAATATTGCCACTGAAGCCGGAACGGTCACCGTTTACAACTACGACGCCACCACGCGCGAATATACCGGCAGTTCTGACGAGTTTCTGGCGGTTGGTGTTGGTATCCCGGCTAACTCTGCGGTAGATGAGCCGCCTACCAAAAAGAAAGGCCTGGCTATCCTACGTAAAGCAGATGGCTCGGGCTGGGAACTCGCAGCCGATCACAGGGGCGAGACAGTATACAGAACCGAAACAGGTGCGGAAATGGCTGTAACGCAGCCCGGCGATTACCCGGACAACACCACCACGCTTGCGCCTGTCACCCCTTACGATTCATGGAATGGCAAGAAGTGGGTAACGGATACCGATGCTGAACATACGGCTGCCGTCACCGCAGCAAATGCGGAAAAAAAAGCCAGGATTGATGTGGCCAACGACTACATGAATGACAGGCAGTGGTCAGGTAAAGCGGCACTGGGACGCCTGAAAGACGCAGAGAAAGCGCAATATATTTTGTGGCTGGACTATCTCGATGCACTGGAGGCGATAGATACCTCCAGCACACCAGATATTATCTGGCCTACTGCGCCGGAGGTGTAGGCCAGTCGGGTGCTGCTGTATCAACACGCATCAGCAGCACCCGGTATTTTTTCCATGCCGCCAGCGCTGTTTTTTCATCGTCTGTCGCAATTTCGGCATCAACGGCATCCTGACGCCACTCGATTTCGTCGTCAGCTCTGGCGCGAAGTTGCGCTCTTTTTTGTTCTTCTGCGGCAACATCAGCTGCTTTTTTTGCGTCAGTATCGGTCACCCACTTATTACCATCCCACCTGTCGTATGGCGTGGACGGTGCCAGCCTGGTGGCATCCTCCGGGTAATCTCCGGGGGCAGAAATGATCACCGCTTCGCCTGTTTCAGTGTTGTATACCGTTTCATCGCGGTGATCGACGATATACTCCCATGCGGAAAAATCATCCGTGCGGCAAACGGCAAA